CACTGATTGTGTGTTTTGGTACAAGGCCACAGTCAGGAAGGGATTTAGGGTGGGGAGCCCCAACCTCTGGCAACTTCACAAGAAGATGTACAATCCCAAGTACTTGGATCAGAAGGAGGATGACGCCAAGAAAGCCACGAAGAAGACAAACCTTAAAATTACAAAGGCGAGATAATAAATAGAAACTCTGTCACCTTTTTAGTACGATTTTTTAGATTGCGACTTCCCTTGTAGCAATTATAGTCAATCTCAATTTTTTCATATGTGTACGGTCTAAGGATTTCTTCCCATTCGTCTAATGTAATGAACCCCTCATTATTGTATGACACCAAGGTATGTTTCGCCTTCTCTGTAGCCAACTGCAGGGTAAGTTCCATAGCTTCTCTAATTTTGTTTTTATAATTGTACTGACTTTTGTTCCAGTCCCCAGGGATACCTGATACTTTTGAAACTGTATGAGGCCTCTCGTTGGTACATAGGAGGTTAAGCATAAAATAATTTGAACCATATGGATGTTGATTGTAGGGTGGATCTAAATAGATGAGATCCACTTGGGGGAGCTCCCTCAAGAAGTCACAGGCATCTTGACGCCGTACCGCAACTTCCCGAGCAGGTTCAAACCATATGGGACATTCAACTTCAATCCTCTTTGTGATTCGGTCCAGGGCATATCCACCTTTTCCACCCAAACCACCTTTGTGAAAACCCTTGAAGACCCCAGAAGTATTTGTGTGAATACTAGCTTTTACCAGGAGTGGACCTAGACAGTATGGTTTTAGATGATGTGGAACACGCTTCTCAATATACTCCAACATTCCATCAATCCTCCTCCCATTTTCGAGGGTATAAAACTGCCTGTCGGGGGATGCATACATCTCAGTCACAAACCCAACTTTATCCGGACACCTGTTCATTTCGTTAATGTGATGAATAATGTCATCTGTATCAGCCCAGGACGGGGTCACCAGAAAACACTTTGAGAGAACTTCACAATAAAGTTCGAGATCATTTACATACAATTTGTTAGAGTGACCCAGTAGCATTCTTGAGACAACCCCAGAACCAGAGAATGCATCTACACACGTTTGAGGTTGAAGTCTCTGTACAACTTCTTCAATTGTGTTCACAAGTTTCCTCTTATTTCCAATGTAGGTTATCATTGGTTGTTGAACATATTCAACCATTCTTAAATAATGATTGTGTGAAATCTCTAACTCAAAAACATAGTACTATACTAAATGTCTACGGATATTAATACCCTTAATCTAGCCGATAATGACGATGGGATGGTGCCACTCAATGACAACCGGTCCACAACTTTTATAAATAAGGAAGCGTTTTCACAACCCGAAAAAAATGTGAGTGAAAATAAACAGACCATGGACTCTACCCCAATTAATGACATTATGATGGAACCACCAATGATGATGGACGAGCCCAGGATGCAAGGCATGATGCCACAAATGACCGCCCCACAACCTCAGGGTGCTTACGCGATGCCACAAAAGGAGGCAAAGCCAGAAAGCAAGAATCCACTTAACCTCACTGACGATCAAATGATTGCCCTTGTTGCGGGTCTCGCGGCGGCTCTCGCAGTGTCTAAGCCAGTTCAAGACAAGCTTGTCACTTCAATTCCCAAGTTCCTTAACGAACAGGGGAGCCGAAGCATGGTGGGCTTGGCTTCAACGGGTTTGGTTGCCGCTGTGGTCTTCTACATTGCGAAGGATTACATTGTTAAGCCTTGATTTGACTCCCAACCCATATTTGAATAGATTGAGTTATCAATACCTGAATAATAGGTAATCAAAGCTCCCATGGTGAACGCCGCCATGAGCAAGACACTCAGCTTAAGTGTCTTGCTTTTGTCACTCCCATATTCCTTTACCGCGTCCTTCGTATCACCCATTGTCAGATTGATACCATATGTAATGATCAACGCAATGAGACTTGACGTTAAAAAGAAGAGACGATCCACTGCAAGTCTTGGAATGCTACCAACGATCAGACGCAATACATTTGGTATAACCACGGTAAGCCATACAAGATTTACCGCATAGTTATTAGTCATGTGTGGAATGAGGGTTACACCGTACACACCAAGCCAATAGGCTATAACCATAATCAAGACATTAAATGGTGTCTTCATTTAATGTAGGGTAAGAAGATTATTTATCCTGAATGTGTTGACCACAAAACTTAGTTCTCTCCGATATCTTCTCGTAGATACCCAACTCCACACATATATCACGAAGTTCAATGTAATTGTTCCAGAATTGGTCAGAGTGTGAGTACTCATCGACTGTACAGTGGGCCAATTCATGAATGAGAACATGGAAGATTTCATTAGGTCTACCATCAAGGCATAAAGCAATCTCTTGCCCCTTGTTTGTATTGTAGCCAACGGTATCACTCATGGAGTGAAATCCTGTCAATGGTACACCTCGAACTAACATTTGATATTTGGAGTGAGGTGTAGACGCAATATGTTCACGGAGGACGCGATACTTCTCTTTGACCTCAGTGAGTTCCTGGGGTTCTCTAGTTTGGGAGAGTATCCAAAGATTGATGAACAATAATAGAATGAATGCGATCATCTCTTATATACAAAGATAAATTTACTATACAGTTCTGAGATTGGATTTCCTGTGAGACCCTCCCACAATTCTAATTTGAAACCCATCTCTTCTAAGTGTGTGACGAGGAGGTCGCGATAGGCTATTGGCTCCGATTTGGGTCCATCGGCATAAAAGGGGGTATCCACCAAGTTTACGAACAACTTTTCACCGTAGCCACCATTTGGGGTTGTCTTCATGAGGAAAAAGTTACCCATGTCGTCTCGGAGAGGTGTTCTAAATATGATACTCTCTGAGTCTGGTATGATACCCACAAGTCGCCCCCCAGGTTTCATTCTTTTTTTGATTTCCCTCAAAGAACTAAAAAACTTTCCATGACTTTCAAAAATATAGTGAAGTGAAAAGTTGTAACACACAATATCAAACTTTCTATTGGGGCAACTATGAATATCCCCCTCATAGAAATTTACCCGCATATGCATATTTTTAGCGCGACTTCTGGCCTCCACGAGGGCTGAAGGCTCTGGGTCACACATACTCATATTTGCTCCACACTTGTGCCATTTTTGAAGATCACCACCAAAGCCACACCCCACATCAAGGATCTGATCACCCTCCCTAGTGACACCGTGTATCAGTTCCCTCTTGGCATTATTGTGGTTTCGACGGATCTCCTCCATACCTTTTCAATCATTCATTCTTTTAAGGTAACTTAAGTTGTATATCCTCATGTTTGATTTCTGAAGATGGAAGCCAATTGAATAAATAGTAATAGACGTGACCACTTCCCCTCATAAACTTTAACTTCTCTAGATATTCTCCACTTTGACCAATGTCAAGGGTATTGAAGACATCATAGCCGTGATTTCTTGCGAGTACAAAAGCATCATTGTATACATCACCAACCATATAGAATGCATACACTTGTTTCACTGTATCTGTACCATCTACTCGATCATATGGTATCTCATAGAATGAGATGAAGTCATCTGTTTCATCATTTACATATGAATGAATAGGGAGCATCCAGTGTTTGACCCACTCCTTGTCAATTTTGGGAGCTACCTTGAACCCTTTAAAATATTTTTCTAATATTCGGGTAACTTTTGATATATCCTTTATGGTCATCTTCCTAAATTGAGAATTTCCACGAACTTCGAAATACTTCTCCCTTAATCGATCCGTTTGGTAGAAACCAGTCTTTACAAGTCTCTTGACATTAAGAAATCTATGCCAGTAAGAACTTTTTGTGACAGAACCCGGTATCTTTGCCACAGCTGTGTATACTGCCTGCCATACATCTTTCATATTGGCAATTCGTTTGATTTCACTAATAAGTATGGGTGCAAATCCACGATCTCGGTGATCTGGGTGAACACATAAGAAATTGATTTGTGCCATTGGGAGTACGTCATGACATACTCTCACTTTTGTGAGAACACTCGATATATAGCCGATGAGTTGGCCAGAAGCATCGCGGATACCTCTATTTTCATCATTGGCGGCCCATTTGAGAGTCTCGAGGGAGTAGGTCAGTTTAAAAGTCGGATCACCCACGTAATAATCAGCTAAGAATTTATGCACCTCCTCGGGAGATGGTTCACACCATGAAAACCCTTCGGGCAGACTTACGGGTTCTTGGACAACTTTCCTATTTTTTTCAATCTCCTTCCCAGTTTCATATGTTTGCCCTTCCTGGGGGACTGGTTGTTTATCCCAAAATGTTCTCATTTACTTACAATGACTTCACGCTTTTAAGTTGGCTTAAAGTTTTAAATGGTACATAGTACATAATCACCATGTCTCTCGAACAAGATTACACTACAGTTCCAGGTCAAATCTATGCGTGCCTCTCCGTTGTTGGTCCAGAAGCACCACAAAAGAATGACCAATTCGGTGTCAAGATCCGCGGTGCTTTTGCGACCCGCGATGAAGCCGCGAACCACGCAAAGCGTCTTCAAAAGGAGGATCCAACCTTTGACATCTATGTAGTCGACATGTACAAATGGCTTCTCATCCCACCAGATCCAAGCAAGATTGAAGATGTTCACTACACCAATGAGAAGCTCCAAGAAATCATGAGTGGATACAAGGAGAACCAAGCTCAAGCGGCTCGTCTATTCAACGAACGCAAACAATCCATGATGGAAGCGAAGGACTACATTACCCCAGGTGATGAAAACTCCAAGTACTACACCAAGCC